GTACATACTTATGTGTGGTACAGGTGTAGGATTTAGTGTTGAACGAGAGAATGTAGATAAACTACCTATCGTTAGCGAGAACATGCAAGACTCTGATGTTGTTATTATTGTAGAAGATAGTAAGGCAGGATGGGCAAAGTCATTTCGTGAACTCGTTGCATTGCTCTATTCAGGGATGATACCGTCTTGGGATATATCTAATGTTAGACCTGCAGGTGCAAGACTAAAAGTTATGGGTGGTAGAGCATCAGGACCTGATCCGTTGGTCAACCTATTTAAGTTTACAATAGATAAGTTTAAAGAAGCAAAAGGTAGAAAACTATTTCCTATCGAGTGCCACGATATTATGTGTAAAGTTGGTGAGGTTGTTGTAGTTGGTGGAGTAAGACGATCTGCATTGATCAGTCTATCTAACTTAAACGATGACCAAATGGCTCACGCTAAGACAGGTCAATGGTGGGAAAACGAAGGACAACGATCTTTAGCTAACAACTCTGTAGCATACAAAGGTAAGCCAAGTATGGAAACCTATATGAGAGAATGGTTAGCCTTATATGAGTCTAAGTCAGGTGAACGTGGTATGTTCAACCGTAAGGCTGCAGATGATCAAGTCGCTAAGAATGGTAGACGACAGACAGGACATATGTGGGGTACTAATCCATGTAGTGAGATTATACTTAGACCGTATCAGTTCTGTAATCTATCTGAAGTTGTAGTTCGTGAGAATGATGACCTGTTAAGTTTACGATCCAAAGTAAGGATTGCAACTATCTTGGGTACATTTCAATCTACTCTTACAGATTTAAAATACTTACGAAAGATATGGAAAACAAATACTGAAGAAGAACGCTTGCTAGGTGTTTCATTAACTGGTATCATGGATAATTATGTGTTGGCTAGACAGACAGATTCAAAGGTTTGGTTACAAGAAATGAAACAGGTTGCAGTAGATACAAACAAAGAGTATGCAGAAAAGATTGGCATACCAAGAAGCACGGCTATTACATGTGTAAAGCCAAGTGGTACTGTATCGCAACTCACTGATTCAGCGTCAGGTATACACGCTAGACACAATCCTTTTTATGTAAGAACTGTACGTGGTGATAACAAAGATCCACTTACACAATTCATGAAAGAAGAAAACATACCGTTTGAACCTGATATCACAAAACCTGATAGTGTTACTGTCTTTTCGTTTCCAATGAAATCCCCTAGTGGTGCTATCACTAGGACAGAGATGAGTGCAATAGAACAACTAGAGTTATGGAAAGTCTATGCACTTTATTGGTGTGAACACAAACCATCTGTTACTATTTCTGTAAAAGAAAGTGAATGGATGGAAGTGGGTGCGTGGTTGTATGAGAACTTTGATATTGCATCAGGGGTATCATTCTTACCATTCTCTGATCACACCTACCAACAAGCTCCTTATCAGGACATAGATGCAGATGAATATCTCGAATGGAATGGGCGTGTACCATCGTCACTCGACTGGACTAAGTTCTCTATGTATGAAAAGGAAGATAATACGAGTGGATCTCGTGAGTTAGCCTGTACAGCAGATGCCTGTGAAGTCGTGGACTTGAGTTCAAGCTAATGATAGAGATACCGATCAATGACGATTATATGAACCGTGCGAGGGAAAAAGCTTCTACTGTGGGCATATTGCAGGGAAGTATTACAGGTGGCACTAGCAACGTTGTAGGTGCGATAGGTGAGATAATCGTTGCTGATAGTATTGAAGCAGAGCAGATGAATACATACGATTACGATCTTGTGAAGGATGGGATGAGAATAGATGTTAAGACCAAGCGTTGTAACTCTAAGCCTAAACCTTTTTATGATTGTTCCGTAGCGTTGCATGGAACTAAACAAGATTGTGATGCGTATGTGTTTGTTCGCATACTTACAGATTTAACTAAAGCTTGGATTCTTGGTGGCATATCCAAACAGAGCTTTTACAAAGAAGCCACCCTATACAGAAAAGGGGATATTGATTATAACAACGGCTATACATTCAAGGCTGATTGTTATAACCTACAGATAAGTCAATTGAGTCCTTGCCATGATATCAAAAACTAAAGCGAAACTATTTTCATTAGAAGTATTTTTAAATAAAGAGGGGAATGTGGAGATGAACTACGAAGCAGTTACCCCTGACGATCTCGAACGAGAATTGAATACTGGGTTGCCTATGTATAGTGGCACAAGTCAGGTTGCATCACTGCTTCGGTACTTGAGGAAGAGTGCAGATGATATAATGAGTGGATCAAGAAATTATATTTAAGATTTTCTCATCATAGAGAAATCTACTCCTGATATTTTACCATCTTTGTTTTTATCTAATTCTTTTTGGCCGCCAACAAGCATACCTGATGCAGCTTTCTTTCCTTCAAACTTTTTAATCGCACCACCAAGATTGTAACCCATACCGAACTTCTTCTGTTCAGTCATCATGCCCATTGAGTCTTTGGCTTTAGGTGTCATGTTGTTTTGGCTTCTGTTCTTTTCAGCAAGTCCACCCATCATCATAGGCTTTCTCATAGCCATACCACCACCGTACATCTTTGATTTGCGTTGTCCGTTATTGTATTGCTTCATTGGGTATTCCTCTTCTTCTTCGTTTTTGTTGTTCTATTCTTGACATCTGTGTTTTAAGTGCATCAGATTCTTTTTCTGGTGGAACTTCAAGAAACTCTGGAAATCTAAAATCGCCAAACTCATCTGTTGCAAGAACTGGAGTTTGTTTTAGCTGTTGAATATTTTTTTGAATAAATTGAAGTGGTATCATTAAAACATTTCCATGTATATCTTGTTCTTCCATATTTTCTAACGTATCTTTGTTAAACGCATAAAACTTTACTAATAAATTAAACATACTTCTATTTGCAGCAGGATCAATCTGTTTGCCACTTCTAATAATATCTAAAAAGGCTTGACCTGCTTTAGGATCGTTTAGCATGGCTCTAAAAGAACTAGCACCACGTAGTCGGTATTGTTGTAATATTGCTTCCGTTCCAACATATCGTGCAGATATAACTCCTCTTTGTATAGAATAGAATCTGCTTATGTAGCTTTCAAGAGAAAAAGCTCGTGCAGCATTTCTTAATCCATAAACGGTTTGACCTTCTATTTTTCGTAGTTCTAAAAATTCCATCATGTTTTTGTAAAACTTAGCTCTTTTCTTTCCTACTACCTCTTCAAAAACTTTTGCTCTTGCACTGTTTGGATTTTCAAAACCTGCAAACTTTTTTAAAGCATCTATATCCATATCTAAATCAGGATATATTTTTTGATTTGTAATGTCCATAGAATACGAACCAACATTTTTAAAAGTTCTGTTATCTATACCTTCAGCTATGACTTCATAAATAGCTTCTGTAATTTCATCTTCTTTTCTACCTGCTTTCTTTAAAGCGTTCATAATATTGTCTAATCTAAGTTGACCACCATCTAATAAGAAGTCTGGTAATTGAGCGTCAGTTAGTCTATCTACGCTGTAAGTTCTTAAAACATCTCTTACTTTTTCAACATTTTGTTTTACTCTTTTTGCTCTATCTGTTGTTGTGTCAACCACATTATCTATAGCTTGTGTAACTCTATTCTTAGCATCAAGTATAACTTCTTCTTTGAAATTAGTAGTGTTAAAAGCGTAGCCTTCATCTACAACATCTCTCCAATCAAAAACTCTAACTGGTTGTCCGTTTTCATCAATAAACCTAAAGGCACTTGATATGTTTTCAGACTTTTGTATTAATTCATTGGGTTTTAATTTAAGTATATTTCTACGCACCCATTGAGCGTAGCCTGCTTGAAGAACTGCTTTGAAAGTATCTGCTTCTTTTGTTTGTGGTTTTAATATAGAAACAAAACTTCCGTCTACAATCTCACGATTACCTAATGCACTCATTATATCACTGCCGTAATTTAATCGTGATACTTCGTCACCCATGTTAGCTACTTTGTCTAGATCCAACCATTTGTTCGTTGGTATTGTAGTATCTAGTCCTATTGCTGTTCTTTGTGCGTTGCTAGGTTCTACATACAATCTTTTTGCTCTCCATCCCATTCTATCAGAAACAGGTCCTTTATCATAAAATCTACGTT